ATAGTCATTTTATTCTCCTTCCTTTGATTCCGGGAATACTCTTGGGTTTTCATCATTGTTAATTTTAAAATCTTCCCAATCCGGAACTGCTTTTCCTAAGTGTCTTATTGCAGCTTTATAGCCATCAATAAAATCTTCATTAATCTTGTAATGGTTATGCAAGATGTTTTTATTATCCTTTGTTGCAATTAAAAAATCATTAAGTTTGAGTTTTAATTGATCTTGTAGATTATATTTAACAATCGCAGGTAATGGTCTATTCATAAGATTTCTCCTCTATTTGTAATCTCATATTTAAAAAAATAGCTTGAAGTTTATTGATATCATTCAGTCTTGCTTGTGCAGCACTTACTAACCAATCAATCGTTGAATCTCCAAAAATAGAAATTGAATTACTTTTTCTTTTTTCAGCTACATATTGATTATCTTCTTCCCAAAATTTTCTATCTGATTGATTTATGTAACTTAGTTCCAAATCAGCTAAATGCTTCATAATGGTATCTAAGTCTTTTGGGGTAAATCCATTTTGATGATCTCTAATTAATTTAAATACCTTAATAGGTAAGTGACTAGCAAAATTATCTTTATGGATAGTGTTGTTAATCACTTCAATTAAATTGAAATCTGATTCATCTGATAGTTTTATTTTCTTTTCAACGATCATTAAAAATCTCCTTTACAAAATAAAGTGTGAAACCAATCATTCCGATATGAACAATTAATGTAAGTATGTCGTTTATCATTATACATCCTCCTGTGTTGCATTTATTTTATCTTTTAGATAAGTAATAGTTTCTGCTATTTTACTTTTTTCTTCTTCGTTTTTTTTAATTAAAGATTTTAATTTTTCTATATCATTAGTTCTTTTGATATAATCAAACTCATCTTCAATTTCATGTACTGTTATTGTAGTAAGTCTTTCCCATACATCTTTTTTTGCTTCTTCAATTTCTTCTTTAGATTTATGTGTAAGATTGTCATTCCAATGAACAGAATTTTTAAATTGGATTTTAAGATTATTTCCTTCCAATAATCTATTAACCCTATTTAAAATATTTACTGTGGTTGCAATATCACCATGATGTTCAACATCAATATTTCTTTTAGTTATGTCTTTCATTTTTGTATTCTCCTAATAGGAACAGGCTTATGCCTGCTCCTTAAAAAGTTTATACATTTTCTTACGCATCCTCTTAGATAATTTAGAATAATCTCTCCAAATTTCATAAGCGGTGTTTTTCTTAACACCATCAGTTTCTTTTTTAAACTTACCAAGCCAAAAATTACTTCTACTGCCAATGCCAAAAGTTAGCATTCTTAATTCGTCTTGAGTAAGTGATAAAGTATATTTTTTTTCTAACATTTTTTTGTTCTCCTTTGTGTTTAACATAAGTATAGTTTTATAAAATTTTTATAGAAAATGCAAATTATTTTTATAATTATTTTTTGTCCAAATTTGAGATTGATTTAGACATAAATTATTGTAAGAATTGACTAGAACACTTCTTTTTATAGTGTATTCCTCCTGAAGTACTAGAAGTAGTGCTTTTTTAACATCACACCCCTCGTAACTATAGTTTTTTCACAAATGAGGGGTGTTGTATTCAATAATGATAAATCATACTAGATAGCTGCTAAAAGCTGCTAAAAACGCATTTATTTGGATTTTTTAGGGTACTTTGTGACTGAAATCACAGTAGATTTTAAAATCATGTGGCAACTACCGATATCTTCCCCGCCTCGCATAGTGCTAATGTAAAAATACTTGTCGTTCTCTTTTTCTAAGAAACCGACCACATCACATATGTGATCTTTTTGCTCTGTGAGATATTTTTTATCGTGCCATTCGTTTGTAAAAGATACATGATCTAGGAACACGATATGAATAATCATTTATATTTGATTTTCAGTTTTGGCTTTTTGATTTTGATTTTGCCAAATGTTAATTTATTTGATCTTCTAATTCTTCTTTTCCCGGAACTCCTAGGAATAAGTTCTTGGATAGTTGTTGTTGTTGTAAATCCCATAATTAAAAAAGGGGTAGTGAAATCCACCACCCCAAAGTTTATTTCTTTTTCTTTTTCTTCTTAGGTTTCTTCATAGCCTTAGAAGATTTCTTTCCACCATAATGATAAGGCATAATAACCCCCTTCCCTTATCTTAATGTAGTACCCAATGATGTAGAAGTATTACAATGATTACTACCATTGATACTTTAACCCATGATTTAAGTTTCATAAAATCCTCAAACCAATCTTTAATCATATCTATCATTTGCTTATCCCCTTTTGTTTTTCGTATGTCCGCAACGTAGCCATGCCTAGTAATGACATGACCAACGGCATTAAAACACCCATATCTAAAGTTGGCAACGGGAAAGTTTCAATTTCAAATACTGCAAGAAAAAACATAATGAATTGTTTTAATACAAATTCCCAAAAAATCGCTAAGGCACAACTAAAACCTATGAGGGGCCGCCAGATTCGCTGTAATAAACCACCCAACCCGGTTGCAGTAGATTTTGCATCTGCAAGATTGATGTCCATTTGTTTTTTATTAAGTTCATTTTCTAATTCTTTTAATCTTATTTTCGCTTGATTTTTTTCTTCTTCACTAACATGAAGTTCATCTACAATCTTTCCTACACTATCAACTAATCCACCACTTAATAATTTACCTAACATTATATATCTCTCATTCTTTCAGATAGTTCTGTAATTCTATTTACTAATCCTCTCACATCAGATTTACCCATCTTGCTATCTAAAAGTTCTGCTCCAGCTGTAACATAATCTTGTTCTTTTAATGCAGCTCTACATTTCTTAAAGCCTAGTAATCTTGGTAGTCCAATCCAAAAGCATAGATGCACACAAATTTCAAATGCTTCAGGCTCTACTTCATTAGGATCAATAAATTTTTTCGTATCTTCTATTGCGTTAGTAACATCTTTTTCAAAGATATGCATGACTTCATGGTTTTTTAATGGTTTCTCTCTGTTTAATAATTCTTGTTCATCATCTCTTATCATGTGTCCAATACCAATAGTCCATAGGTTGCTACTACACTTGTACTTTTCGTATCTTATTCCTTCCCATCTGGTGAGATCTTGCTTCAATCTTTCATAAATCATCAATTACTGTACCTCTCTATTAATCTACTTAAATACCATTGAGCCTTTTTTAAGTCCTCTAACTTATTCTTGCTCTTATACCGGATTATATATTTTAAAACATTAGATTCGTGATATCCAAGTTTAAATTCCTCAATCACATCAATCACTTGTATTTTTGATCCTATATAATAGGCCGGATTTATTTTATCTTCATAATCACTCATAGGTATATATTTTTATCCCATGATCCGTTTTTATTCAATACCATTGGGGTTATGTAAGGAACTCCATCAGTAATAACCGCGCAGCTCAATATGGGCTTGGCTACATTTACCTTCATATATGCCATAGCTAAGCTATCTTTATTAACTAGGCACCCGGTAGAAATACCCCAATTTAGAGAATAATCATTAGCTACATATTTGACCTCTGACACAGTATGAAAATGACCTTGAACACAACACATACTTGTTTCCCTGACTGCTTTCGCTATATCCTTACAAAACTGATGAGCAAACATTATTCTATTATTTTGTGTATCAATGAAGTGTTTATCTTTCCATACCCAACCTTTATTGACCTCTAATATCTCATTATAGGGTTTTATATACTTCCTAGACATTTTACTTGCTACAGCCCTCCGTAAGACTAAGCTGCCATGATTACTTTCTAGTAATGTCATTGTAGGAAATATTTTTTCTAATCGTTTAATCCATGATTTAGTAACTTCAAGTTCATCAAAGGCACTTGGTAAATCCGGGTCGATACCATGAAAATTTTGAGAATGATAATCAGCTTCATCTCCAATATGAATTACAGTATCACTCTTATAATGTTTGTTTAACTTTTTAAGAAAGTCTATGCAATCTGGATGGGAATAAGGAAAATGTGTATCACCAATTACGAGTATCTTTTTATGTTTGCTCATATTCTGAGGCATCTATGCATACAAAAAAATATTTGCGAATATTTCGTTCATCTAACATTAACTTTAAATAAGTTCCGTTAGTTTTGCAATCCTCTACAGATTTGTGCTTTTCGTTAATTGATATGCACTCCCCAGCTATACACATATATCCCAAAAGGAATATAGAGGGAATGTTCAAAGAATTAGATCTCTAAGTAAAATAATTAGATTAGAGAATACTAAGATGCCTACAGTCCATAATACTTTATCTATCCGGGCTATTGATTTCTCAATATGAAATAAATGGTTTTTTTTGATAATTGTAATATCCTTATGAATTAAGGCTATCTCCTTATCTAGCTTGTTTATTTTATCTGCTTGAGTTGGCATTTAGGTTACTATCTAACTTA